AGGTTATGGCAAAGAAATATAAGTGGTAATAATCATCTTTATTTATATGATGTAGCTGTTGATAGTAATAATAATCCTTGGGTAGTTGGTTATACAAACATAGGTGTAAATAAGACTCACGGTATTATCGCTTCATGGGATGCCTCAGGTACAGGGCTGCAACAGTATAAAAAATTTGGAACTAATACAACGGCACATAATTTTGACACATATTTGTATGCTATTGCTATAGATAAAGATGATAATATTTACACTTCAGGCTATATGTCTGGTATATCATATTACGAGGCTAACTATACTACTACTGATGCCTTAATTCTTAAGTGGGATACCAGCCTTAATTTACAATGGCAACGTACATTTGGTAGACCAACTTATGTAAATAATAATTATGCAGTATCAGAAGATATAGATGTAGATAAAGCAGGTAATATTTATGTAGCTGCAGAGATAGGTGTCATAGAGAGAGATACTTATTTTTATGGTGTTGCTGCTGGAAGTGCGACAGCAGTAAAATTGCCTAGTGACGGTTCATTACTTGGTATGTGGGAATCCCAATGGTATCGTGCGCCTAATTATGGTGCTGCAAGTACAGTGAGTGTTACTAGTAATAATACAATTTCTAATTACTCAATACAAACAAGTGGTTTTTCAGTTAATAGCACTCAAAACCTTTCAGCAGTAAATAAAGGGGATCCCTCTGTTACTGTCACGATGAGTGATATAAATGAGACAACTCAAATTGTCACAAGTGGGCTTGATTTTCATATAGATGCTGGCAACACTTCGTCTTATTCAGGATCTGGCACTACTGTCAATTCTTTAGTAGGGAGTATTTCATCATCATATTATAATAGTAATATTAGTTACAACCCAGGTAATGGAGGATACTGGAGTTTTAGAAAGGATAATAGCGGTATAGGCCAAACCGACCCTGGAATGTCATTTGATGGTTCTTTTGCAGATATTACTGGATCAGTAAGTCATAGTTTTGATTTTTGGATGAGATATGCATGGTGGACTTCTGGTAATTTTGTTGCTATTTCTTTTCATCATAGTGTTTATTCGGCTGGTCAAACCAATAGTAATTATGAAATTTTACAATATTGGGGAGGTTATGGAACTCAATCAGGTCAGGATGCACAACAGTTTTTATGGGCATGGCATCCAAGTTATGGACAAGTTGGGACTGCCCAAGATTTTGACCCAATAACTGATTCTAATTCAAGTATTTCAAGTAATGGTAATGGTCAAAGTTGGACAGGTAATAATGATTGGTGGCATATTGCAGTGACAGTTGATGCAACTGCAGGTGAAAAAAAAGTTTACGCTAATGGGACTCTTACATTCACTGATACCTCAACCTATTACACATCTATAAGAAGTATTAGCGGTGGAACACCAAGACTTTATGTTGGGGACGATCCATACGAAAATGGACTTAATGGTGATATTGCTATAGCAAGAGTTTATAAAAATAAAATCTTAACTGCTTCTGAAGTATTGCAAAATTATAATGCAGATAAAACTCGTTTTGGACTAAACTATTCTTAAAACAAGATTATGTCTCTACTAAAAGTTGAGGATTTACAAAATCCAAGCAATTCAAGCAATTCAATAAGTCTTGCATCAGACTCTAGTGTTGCACTAAAACACTCAGGAAACCAAAAATTAGTCACAAGTGCAACTGGAGTATCTATTACAGGAGCTTGTACTGCAACATCATTTAGCGGAGATGGTTCAGCTTTAACCTCTTTACCAGCACAGACAGATGCAACAAAAATGCCATTAGCAGGTGGTACGTTTACAGGTTCTGTTGTTTTTGAAGATGCAATAAACGAAACTATATTTGCTATAACTGACGCTTCTTCTGTTGCTTTAGATCCTGATAACGGAATGGTACAGACATGGACATTAGGAGCAAATAGAACTGCAACTGATTCTCTTACTACAGGTCAATCTATGCTTCTTATAGTCACTGCAACTGCATCTAATTATACTTTGACTTGGCCTACTATGAAGTGGAACGGTGGGTCTGCTCCTACACTTGGCGGAGCTAATGCTACAGCAATAGAATTATTTAAAGTTGGCAGTCAATTATATGGAGCAACAATAGGAGATCTTTCATGAGATCGCATCATCTTCGTGCTGCTGGCGGTGGTAGTAGTGGATATTCTATTGTAAGTGGAAATAAAGCTCCAACAGCAAATCGTCTTGGAAATAGTAATACTAGTAACGCTACTTACAATTATTATACAGGTCAATATGACGGCTGGACTAATGTATTAAACAGTAGTCAGGACGATCATACTACTCAGTTTACTTGGCAAAACTCATTAATATTTTATATAGCAGGTACACAATATTCTAGTGTTTACATTGGATCAAATTCCTATGCAACTTTCGGTGGAGGTTCTACCCAATATTCTGGTCTAAGTGCATCTAGTCCTAGTTTCCCTAAAATTTTTGTAGGTGGTGCGGATAATTCTTATCAAAGACTTTATCATATTCAAAATACTTCTGGAGGACAAAATTATTACCGGATTAGATATGAGGGCAATAATTCAACTTCAGGAGTAACAGGTAGCCCAGGCATAGTATGGGAGATTACATTTTTTGATTCTCAATTATTTAACGGAAATCAATTAATTGAACTTTTAGTGGGTATTCATGGTAGACCTACACAAGGTCAGAATTACCTTGCAGATTCAAGTACAGCACTTGCAAATATGGGTAGTTTACAAGACAATTCTTTTGTTTTTGAGGGAAATTCAACTGGAACTTCGTGGACAACACATACTAGTCATCATGTCGGTGGAACTGACTATTAAATAAGCTAATATGTTTATATACTAAATTATTATTATGAAATACGCACGTATTGACATTGATGGCATTACTGTAATGGCGGTTGGTACAATCAAAGAATTATTTCCCAACACAAGCTTTACTACTGCTGGCCCTAATACAGAATTTTTATTAGGAAATAATATTTTTGAAGTTGTAGAAACTCTAAGCTATACAACGCCAACACAAAAATTAACTACTGTAGATGCTTATGTTGATGGTGGAAAGGCTTATACAGTAAAGGTAGAATCTACAACGGCTGAAGAACAAATAGCTTTAAAAAATACTGAATGGGAAAATGTAAGAAATCAAAGAAATGCTAAATTAAAAGATACTGATTGGAGAGCTAGTAGTGACCTTACCTTGTCTGATGCTTGGAAAAATTATAGAAATGAGCTTAGACAAATTCCTCAAACACAAACAGATCCATATAACATTACATGGCCTACAGAACCTAGCTAAGATTATTAGCTGCTGTTACACTATAAGAAACACATTATTGATTTATGGCTCC